AACCGCCTGTTGCGGCTTTCGGCCCACTGCATTTCGACCGAGGAAACCCGCTACTATCTGAACGGCGTGTATCTGTGCAAATCACCGGATGCGACATTGCGGGCCGTTTCAACCGATGGGCACCGGATGGCGCGGATTGATAGCGCCATTGCTTGGACCGGGCCGGAGGTGATCTTGCCGACAGAAGCGGTGAAGGCTTTGCTGCGCGAAACGGCGGGCAATGTCACAATGTCGCTCTGCGACGGTCCGCACTTGGCGGTGTTCGCTGGCGATGGCTGGACATATCGCGTCAAGCTGATTGACGGCAAGTATCCGAACTACGGCAAGGTCATTCCAGAAGAGAACAACGCGATTTCTGCGGTGATTTCGGCGGCGCAGATCAAGCGGCTGATGGCGGTGCCGGAATATGGCTTCAAATCGGTTTTCGTTGCCATCACGGCGGGTCAGATGAGCGCAAAGTCTGATGACCGCTCCGTATCCGTCACCATCCCGGCGCAGGCAACCGGGCCTGATGGGTTTATCACGGGGTTCAATCGGAAATACCTTGCCGCTCAGGCAAGGGTCACTCCGACATTCCGCCTCACGTCAAAGGGCAGCAATGAACCGGCGCGGATTGTTGGCGATGACCCGCTCGCGATTTTCGTGTTGATGCCTGTAACATCGAAGTATCTGAAATGAGGGCGATAATGCAAACCAAAACCCAGGTCATCCGCACCCCGTCAGGTGACAAGCCCGTCACCTTGCCGCGCCTGCCGGATGATGCCGCTATCGGCCTGCCCGATGATCGGGCGGAAACATACCCGCGCTTTACGCTGGTGCGTATGGCTCCGCGCAAACGCTTCACCGGCCCGGCGCGTCTGGTGGCGGAAGAGTTGATCCGGCTGGGGGCGCGGTGATGGGGCTGGCAGAGTATCGCGCGTTTATCGAGGCAAAAACCCACTTGAACGGTGAGTTCGGTTTCAAGCCGGTCTATCACAACCCGATGGCGCATGATTTCCAATCGGCATTGATTGAATGGTCATGCCAGCAAGGCCGCGCCGCAACCTTTGCCGATTGCGGGCTTGGGAAAACCCTGATGCAGCTTGTCTGGGCCGAGAATGTCCACCGCAAGACGAACCTTCCGGTCCTGATCTTCGCGCCCCTGTCGGTGTCGTCGCAGACTGTGGAAGAGGCTGAGAAGTTTGGCATTGAAGCATACCGCAGCCCAGATGGAAAATGGCCGCACGGCAAGGGCATCATCTGCACCAACTATGAGCGGATGCACCACTTCGACCCTACAGACTTCGGCGGCGTCGTCTGCGACGAAAGCAGCATCCTGAAAAACTTTGACGGCAAGATCAAAGATCACATCACCAACTTCATGCGCAAAGTGAAGTATCGGGCGATGTATACCGCCACCCCGTCGCCAAATGACTACACCGAACTTGGCAACACGTCCGAGGCTCTTGGCGATATGGCATACATGGACATGCTGCAAACGTTCTTCAAATCCAATGACGACACGCTGCACCCGGCCCACATCGGGCAGGCTTGGCGGTTCAAGGGTCATGCAGAGCCGCACTTCTGGCGGTGGGTAGCGTCTTGGGCGCGGGCTATTCGCAAGCCGTCAGACATGGGCTTTGCCGATGATGGATGGGTTCTGCCTGAGTTGATCGAGTTGCACCACGAGATCAAAAGCGCACCGCTTGACGGGCAACTTTTTGCCATGCCGGTTCGTGGCCTTCCGCAAGAGCGCGAAGAACGCAAAGCTACAATCGTTCCTCGCTGCGATTTGGCAATCGAACTCCTTTCAGGTCACGACAGCGGTGTTGCATGGTGCCATTTCAACGCCGAGGCAGACTACATCGCCGCAAACATGCCTGGCGCAGTCAACCTGTCCGGCGCGGACAAAGACGAGGTGAAGGAAGAGAAGTTCCTCGCATTCAAGCGCGGTGAAATCAAGTATCTTGTCACCAAGCCCAAGATCGCAGCTCTTGGCGTCAACTGGCAGCACAGCGCAGCTTGCACCTACTTTGACGACTACAGCTATGAGCAATACTACCAAGGCATTCGCCGCTTCTGGCGCTTCGGGCAAAAGCGCCCGGTCACTGTTCACCAGATCGGCACAACCAGCCTTTCTAATGTTGCGAAGTCCCGCAAGCGCAAGGCAGAGGCCGCAGATGTGATGTTCCAAGCGATGATGGAACACATGATCGCGGCGCAGAAAAACCGCAAAATCTTCACCGAAACCGAGGCTGTGCGCCTCCCTTCTTGGATCTGAAAATGCCCGTATCCGATCAAGTCATCACCAACGACTATGCCATCTACAACGGAGACTGCGTCGAGGTCGTGTCAGACCTCACCTCGAACATTGCTGACATGATTGTCTATTCTCCGCCGTTTGCCGGGTTGTTTCAGTATTCCGGCGACGAACGCGATATGTCAAACTGCACCAGCTATGCGCAGTTCTACGACCAGTATCGTTTTCTGGTTCATCATCTGCATCGCCTCACAAAGCCGGGCCGGATCAATGCGGTTCATTGCATGGACATTGGCGAAGACATGGTAGGGACGTGTCACGACCTCCCCGGCAACATCATCAAGATACACCAGGATGCCGGGTTTGACTTCATCGGGCGGCGGTTGAAATGGAATGAGCCTCTGGCAGTTCGACTTCGCACCATGGTCAAGGGTCTGGCGCACAAGACGATCTGCGACGACAGCACGAAATCCAGCATCGCCAATGCGGACTACATTCTGTTTTTCCGCAAGCGCGGCGAAAACGCTGTTCCGGTCGAGCATCCTACAGGGTTCCTTCGATACTTTGGGTCCGATCCTATTCCGCAAGAGGCGATGCAGTATCGTGGTTTTGTCGGTGATCAGAAGCAGAACAGGTTTTCGCACAACGTCTGGCGGCGTTATGCCTCGTCGGCTTGGATGGACATTCGCGCCAGCAACAGCCAACTTTGCGGCGACGGGCTGAAAGCGCGGGCCGTGGTGGATGATGGCGAGGCGCGTGAGCCTGATGACGTCAAGCACGTTCACCCGCTCATGCTTGATATTATCCACCGCTGCGTTGAACTCTACACAAACCCCGGCGAAACCGTCCTCACGCCATTCATGGGGGTCGGGTCCGAGGTATACAGCCCGGTCTACCTTGGCCGCCGCGGCATCGGGGTTGAACTGAAAAAATCCTATTTCCGACAGGCGGTGAAGAACATTGCCAAGGCTAAGGAATACGCTAAGTCTGACGTGATGGGCGACCTGTTCGGAGGGGTGGCATGACCGCCACCCCCAAACCCACCTACGGCTCTCAGCCGGTGCCGCTGGGCAAGTATGCCAGCGTCTCAGAAGCCGCCCGCAAGATGGGCGTCACGCGGCAAGAGGCAAAGCGGATATTGAGAGGGAAGAAATGAAAAAGGCCCGGAGTGATCCGGGCCTTCGCTTTACATCCTTGAGAAAAAATCCATAATCTGCCTTGAGGCATCTGTCGCGCCTCGACCGACAATGACCTTGTGCCCAATGCTTTCCAGATAGCTGATCATCCTCATTTGATCATCAGAAAGCTTGCCGCCCTTCACCCGCTTCATTTCAACCCAAAGCCGCCAAGCCGGAATATGCAGGTCAGGCACCCCGGCGACAACGCCTTCGGCTTTCAAATTCTTGCCTGTGCTTATGGCGCGATGTTCCCCGTTTGGAATGGCGTAGATCAGCACCCCGTTGAACTTGGACCGGAACCACGTCACCAGCCCGGCCTGTTCTTCGTGCTCAGAAGCTAATGTCGTCGTCGAACATTTCGGCGGCAAGTCCAATGACGCGGGCCTGTTCTGCTTTGGCGGCATGGTCAACCTTTCTCGGGCTGTAGTCGAGTTGGACGATATCGTGAAACTTCCCGTTTGGCTTGACCTTGATCCGGCTGGGCCAAGCCCATGCGGCGCATTCCATTAGCGCCTCGCGCGTGGTCATGCTGGAAGAGGTCAGGGCCTTCATACGGGCGTGGTAGCGGCTCGCCGCATATCCGCCATGGTCAGGGCAAAACCACTCGTTGATATAGGTAAAGCCGCAGCGATAAGTGACCTTCACGCTATCCGGCTTGCCTTCCTTCTGGTGCAGGGCATAGGTCACGCCGTCAACGTCCATCCATTCGGCTTGGACTTGATTTGACAGCATGGCACCTTCATAGGACCGAGTGCCGTGGTTGAACTCCGGCGCCGGAAACTCATAGTCGCATTCGATGCATCGCCGCGCAGCAGCGTGGTTCATAGTCTGGCAGTTCGGGCATTTCCTGACAGGTGCCGTCCCTTCGCCGCCGCTACCTTTCGGCTTTGGCTTCACGGCATCAATAAACCCGTGCCGCTCAACGTTCTGGCCGTAGTCCAGCACAAGGCAATTCTCCTTGCCCGGCGCCAAGCGTGTTCCACGCCCGACCATCTGCACATATAGCCCCGTGCTGGCCGTGGCCCGCACCAGCGCCACCAGATCAACGGCAGGGGCGTCAAAGCCCGTGGTCAAGACATTCACATTGATCAGGCACCGGGTCAGGCCGCGTTTGAAAGCATCAATCTTGGCGTCACGGTCTTTCGTTCCATCTGACCCCGTGACAACGCAGCATTCAATGCCGTGCGTCTTGAACTCATCTTCCAGCATTTTGGCATGTTTGATACCGCTGCCGAAGATCAGCCAGGATTTGCGGTCTGCCCCCAGCTTGACAATCTCGGCAACCGTGGCCCGCACAAGTTCCGGGTCGGATGCCGCTACCGCAAGTTCGCTTTCGATGAACTCGCCGCCGCGCATATGCACATCACTTAGGTCAATTTGCCTTGCACCGCCCTTGCTGATCACCGTGGACAGGTATCCTTGCTCCATCAGCATCGCCACGGGAATATCGTAGGCAATCCCGTCAAAAATCGCGCCTTCGCCTTCGTGCAAATAACCGCTGTCCAGCCGGTAAGGCGTAGCGGTCAATCCGACGATCTTCACGGCTGGATTGCAAACTTTCAGATCGGCAATGAACTTGCCATATCTGGTGGTAGCGTCCTTCGGCAGCATGTGGGCTTCATCAATCAACACCAGATCAGGCGCCGGGACCATATCGTAGGCCTTCTGCCAGACGCTTTGAATTCCTGCGAATGTGATTGGCTTGTCCAGCCGCTTTTGGCCGATGCTGGCGCTGTAAAAGCCAAATTCAGCCTGCGGATAGAGCGACAGAAGCCCCTTGGCGCCTTGCTGCAATAGTTCCTTGACGTGAGTGAGGATCATAACCCGAGTTCCGGGGAATGACATAGCGTCCATGACGATCTGCGCAATGATGGCCGTTTTCCCAGCGCCAGTGGGGGCAATGATCAATGGATTTTCCCCCTTGCCCTGCGCCCAATAGTCATACAGCCCGTCAATTGCCTTGCGCTGGTAGTCTCTCAGTTCAAACGCCATCAGAACAAATCACCCCTATCAATCACATCATCAGGGTCAGGCGCCCATGCCGTCTTTGACTGGACAACCGCCATCGGATGATTTGGCGAAAGCCAAGCGTGAAAGCTTTTGCACCCGTCGCAAATCAGCTTGTTCCCCGGCTGTCCTCCGACCGGGGGATACATCCCGGCGACGACGCAGCCGCAGCGGCGGCACGGCACTAGAGCCTTGCACGACCCATCCAAATTTATTGTTCCGATACGATTATCCATGCTCTGCCCTGATCTTCTCGCTGGTGCCAATGCCGTTGCGAATGACTTCGCCGTCTTCGGTGATATACTCGATCCACGATTGCCCAGCGTCATGCACCTGCCAAGGCATCATATGGTTATTCCAGATGTGGTTCTCGCAACCTTCGGTCTTGGGCGCGCATTCGCCATGAATGGCGCAGGACCATGACCCATCCCGTTCCGCCGTCACATGCGCGCAAGTGCGGCAGTTGACTTCCGGCAGCTTGCCCCGATGGCAAACTGCCTTGAAGCTGCAAAACTTGCAGCCCCAGAAGCTTTCGTCTTCACCGATCTTGCCGGGCGCAGTGTCCGAAAAGATGATCCGCTCGGCCCGCGCCAAAGCCTTCAACGCGACGGCCTCGTCAAGCTTGATCCGCTCGCCATAAATCTCGTCGGTGTTCTTGTTGACGGCCAAGAACAAGGCCCGATCCAACCCGGCCAAGTGCATCCCGACATGGACCTGCACCCAATAAACCGGCTGCGTCAGTTCCACGCCGCGCGACGAACACGCCTTGAAGTTCTTGTCGTTCATGGTTTTGAACTCAAGGACGTGCGGTTTTCCGCTTTCCCTCAGCCCTTGAACCACGCCGTCAAGGCTTTGGGCGAAGTGCCCGCCATGCGCGGTAAAGTTGATCTGCCGCCCGGTTTCCGGGTCACGGTCCCATACAGTGCAGCCGATATCGCGCAGGTTCTTGACCAGCCGCGCCTCTTCCAGATCGCCGGTTTCAAACAACCGACAAACCCGGCCTTCAATCGGTTCGGACCATGCCCAGCGGAATTGATACCACAGCGCGCGGTCGCAATCCTTCCCGATCTGACTTCCACCCAAATGCGGCCTGTGTGCTGACTTCCTCGACTTCTCGTATTGCTCGAAAATCGCCGTTACCGTTGGCAACTTCGCATACTTTTCCAAATCCATCGCCGTCTCCATCCATCCATAAAATGGGGCGGATAACCGCCCCATCAAAAGAGGGATTACTTCTTCTTCCACGGCGGGGTGGAAGCCGCCGCATCCGGTGCGCTGGCCTTCGCTGCCGAACCACTTGCGGCCTCATAGCCGTCAATCTCGTTGCTGGCGCCGTAATCGCCAGAAGCGGGCTTGACCTTGACCTTGACCATCAGCGGCTTGTCATGCAGGTCTTCGCTGTTGCGCGGGGTCATGACACCCACCGCCCGGCAGATGGCCGAAAGCGTGCGCTGTGCAATTTCAACCGCCGTCGCGTTGGGGTTGTTCAGGTTCAGCCGGTCGCTGATCACGCGGCCCTGATGCTCGCCTTCGATGATTTCAAGGCTCAGTTGCAGATAGCTGCCCGTCTGCGCCTTCGTCGGCTTTTCTTCCGACTTCGTGATGACGGCCTTATGCCAGCCTGCCGGGATCACCTCGCGCGGTGTGCTCGGCTCAACTTGGCTGGCGTCAAATCCTGCTAGTTCCATGTGTCTGTCTCCTACTTCGCTGCAAATTCGTGAAAGGGGTTGCCGCCTTCAAAGGTGAACGGCAGAGGGGCGGTGATATTGAACCTGTTTTTCGTGACGCTGGACGCTTGTGGGTAGCAGATGATTTCCCGCTCCCCGGTGCTGATCGCGCGCTTCTTGTCGCCGTCGCCGCGTGTGAAGGTTTTCAGGCGGATGAACGCCACAAGGTCCACATTGTCGGTATAGTGCGGAAGAGATTTCTTGTGCATCCGCACGGTATACCGCCCGAATTGGTCCATGTCGGGCAGGTCCATGGTCTCGGTATCGGCATGGCCGATGAAAACCACGTTCATGCCTTTTTCATAGGCCAGAGCGCCAATCCACTCCCTGATTTGGCGATGCTTTTCAGCGGCAGCACCGTAGCCTGCACCATAGCCGCCCCCGGCCTGATTGATCGACTTGGCCTTCGGATCAGCCGCGACAATCTCTGCCTCGATCATGGTGGCAAGCTGGGTGATGCTGTCCAGCACAACAGTTTTGAAGTCGTGGTCTTCTGTCGCCAGAGCCTCAATCGCCCCAAGAACATCTGCGGTCGATGTGGCAAGCGGGAACAGGCTCACGTCTTCATTCCCTACAAGGCTGGCCGTTCCATCTTCGGTGCGGATGAAGACCGGCTTCGGGAACATCGCGGCCAGCGTGGTCTTTCCCATGCCAGCCTCGGCAAACAACGTGCAGATAATGGGCCGATCATTGCGCGGCTTGGACAGGGATTTCAGGTCAATTGCCATCGGCTTCACCCTTTTCAAACGACAAAACCCACTCGTGCGCTTCCTCGTATGTCAGAAAGCATTTGTGCGTCATGCGGGTTCGGTAGCCTCCGTCGATAGACGGGAAGATTTCCGCCAGACGAAACGGCAGCGGAGCGCGCGGCGTCATGTCTTTGTAGATCACAATCTTTTTTTCCATCACGCCACCTCGACCTTGACGCCGATCTTGCCCGGCTTGGTTTCGAAAGCCGACGCAATCTTGCGCCATATCGCAGGCTCATTCTCCGCCAGCCACTTCATGCCGGGGCCATCTGCTTCCAGCTTGACCTTGACCGGCGCCATGGCTTCCGGGCACTTGTCCTTGACCTTAGCCCATGCCGTCGCGTCGAGCTTGCGGGTGATCGGCTGCGTGAGCGTCACCTTGAACCCGTCCAGTTTGTGGGTGATCGCGCCTTCGCCGCGCACTTCCAAGGCGGCGCAAAGTTCCGCCTCGATCTTCAGCCGCGCCTCATTGGCTTGGTTTTCGGCGCGTTTGGCATCAAGCCAGCCCTGCGCCAAGGCTTCAACGTTACTTCCCATAGTGGTCCTTCCTCTCTTCAACAGGCTTGACCATATGCCAGCCGACAAGATAGGGTCAAGAAAAATCTTCATCATGTGAAAAGGAACTTTCATGGACCTTCTGCCGCTTTCCACCATCCGCGACCTGTTGCGGGACCGGCGCCTTACCGTGGTTGCCGAAAAATCCGGCCTGACCCATCCGACCGTGAAGCGCATTGCTGACGGCGACGAGGCTATCAGCGTAACCACATGGCGCAAGCTTTCGGACTATCTCAAGACCGTGGACCAGCAATGACAGCCGCCGCAGTAGCGCAGGACTACTGCGCCAAAATGGGCTGGTATCTAGTTGCCATCCCGGCAGGAACCAAAGGCCCCACCAATTTTGGCTGGCAAAAGCCGGAACGGGCTATCTCCGATCCAGGCGCGGCCCGCGCCTATTTCGAGGCGAACCCGTCGCACAACATGGGCCTATTGCATGGTCCGTCAGGCACATGCGCGATTGACATTGATCATGTCGAGCATACCCGTCTGATCTTCGAAGGCTTCGGGATTGATTTTGACGCGCTGATGGCATCGGCGCCGCGCATTGTCGGGCGCCCTGACCGTGGCAAGCTGCTATTCGCCGCGCCGGATGGTCTGGTTACGCACAAGATCAGTTGGCCGTCAAAAGTCGATCCGCGCAAGACGGAGGTTGTCTTTGAATTGCGCGCCGGATCGGTGCAGGACGTGCTGCCCCCGTCAGTGCATCCCGACACCGGACGGCCTTACACATGGGCCGGGGCTGATGTGTTTGACGGCCTGCCGCAGCTTCCGCCGCAAATCCTGACCATCTGGCAGGAATGGGATCGCTTCCGCCCCCAAATGATGGATGCCTGCCCGTGGAAAGCCCGGCGCGAGTTTACGCCGCCACCAAAGCCCCGGCGACAGACCGAAAGCGCCAGCGTGATTGACGCTTTCAACGCGGCGCATGACATGCACGAATTGCTTGTGCGCTTTGGATACAAGCCGACCGGGAAAAGCCGATACCTCAGCCCGAACAGTTCCAGCGGTCTTGCTGGTGTGGTCTTGTTTGACGATGGCCGCGCTTACAGTCACCATGCCAGTGATCCGTTTGACAACGCCCATACCTTCGATGCTTTCGATCTGTGGTGCCAGTATGAGCACATGGGCGATGTTGGCAAAGCCGTGCGCGATGCCGCAGGGTTTCTGGACGTGTCGAACGATCCGGCTCATGACTATGACCCCGAGGCCATTGCGCACGGTGCCAAGGTTGCAGCGGCCATCCTGCCCAGCCGCCGCAAGGTGATTGATCGCGGCCCGCTGGCAGACGTGCCGGAGCATCTGCTTTCCATTCCAGGGCGCTTGCAAGACGCGGTGAATTTCTATTCCACCACGGCGCCAAAGGATCAGCCGCAGTTTGCCGTGCAGAGTGCCTTGGCCTTCGCTTCGGTGGTGATGGGGCGGCGGTGGCGAACTGACCAGAACAACTATTCGGCGCTTTACTTTGTGAACGTGGCGAAGTCCGCGACCGGGAAGGAACACGCGAAAACGGCAGTAGAGCACATGCTTGAGGCGGCTGGGCTTGAACACATGATCGGCCCGAGTGGTTACACCAGCGCTAGCGGGGTCTTTTCCGCGCTTGTGCAACAGCCTCGGCACATCAGCATCATTGACGAGCTGGGCAAGGTTCTGGCGTCCAGCCAAGCGCAGGGCAACCAGCACAAGGCCGATGCGCAGACGATCCTGATGGAAGTCTTCGGGCGGCAGTCGTCAACGCTGCGCCCGCAGGGCTTTTCGAAAATGGGCATGACGACAAAGCAGGCGGCGGAGTTTGACAAGGTGGTCAGGCACCCCAGCCTGACCTTGCTTGCCATGACCACACCGTCAACGCTTTATGACAACCTGTCCAGCCGCTATGTGTCGGACGGGTTCTTGGGCCGGTTTTTGATTGTCGAAAGCCATATCGGGCGGCAGGTCGGGCGCGGGTCTAAGCTGGGCAGCCCGAGCCAACAGTTGATAGAGTGGGCAAAGAGCCACGCCACGGCATCGGACGGCAACTTGGCGGCAGACAGTCACGAAACACCGCCACCGCCTGTAGAGGTGCCCTTTGGGCCTGGCTGCGGTGACTTGCTGCGGTCATGCGATGCGGCCATGCTGGCGCTGATGGACGAGCACGAAAAGCACGGGCTGGAAGCCATGTTCGGACGCACGAAAGAGGTGGCGCAGCGGCTGGCCCTGATCATCGCCAGATCGCAGGGCGAAGACGTTATCAGCCCGCTATCGTTGCAATGGGGGATCGACTACGCGACCTTCTACGCGCTTCGCACCGTGGCCTCGCTGCGCAAGTCCATGTCGGACAGCCCATTCGAGGCGGCGTGCAAATCGGTCTATGCGAAGATTGAGGGATCGGGGTTGAAGGGCGTCACGGCGCGCGATCTGAGCGACAGTGTGCGGGCCTTTGCGAACCTTGAACCGCGCAGGCGGAAGGACGTTCTGGACGTGCTTGTGGAAGATCGGGGCATTGTCTGCCGCAACACCAACGAGGGCCAGCGCGGCAGGCCGCGTTTTGCGTGGTTCGCGCCGATCTGAGCAAAATCAATAACTTATAGCAAGTAGCGCAAAATTCTTCAACGTTATGCGCTACTTACGAAAATATCTAACAAAATGCGCTACTTAGCCATAGCTGTTGAAAATGTTCAACGTTATGCGCTACTTAGCGCATTTTTTGCATGTTTTTTGTGCAGATTTTCCCGATATGGGATTTCCCATATCGCCCCGATGGCTATTTGCGCCTGATTTATCAAAACCGTAAATGTGCCTGTTTTCCCATTTGTTATCAATGAGTTGAGTATATACGCCATTTAACGGAATAACGCCTACAGGGAAGGCAACTGGGGACAGTCAGGTAGGCGTCGCCCTTACGCGAGGGGAGACAGAAAAGGAAAAGGACGGGGGAAGAAAAGGCATATATATAGAAAGAGAAGAGAGTTCTTTTCTTTTATATATACAGAACAGCAGGTTAGCCCGTGTGATTTTCGGGTCATTTGCGTGTCCGCATAATGCAGGCGTTTTCCCATAAAGAAAATTCTCACAGATCGGCTTGACACACCCCCGCTACATGCCGCATGATCCACCTGCGGCGTAAGGATAGCTTCCGATGCCGGGCTTCCTGTGGCCCGGTCGCCGCAACCACCACACAGGACAACGCAACAGGAGCGATAGACACATGACCCCCATCCTCGCTGCATTCTGGCACCGCACCCGCCGCGAGTTCGTCGCAATGACCGCCGACGACATTTCCCGCAAGATCAACGAAGAGCGCAACCAGGTTGTGCATGACCTGCGCAACCTCATCCTTGACGGCAAGGTCAGCGCGGACAACCTCAACCACAAAGGCGCCACGATTTACGAACTGCCGCCCAAGATGCAGGCGCTTGTGCAGGCGCAGGTGATCGGGGGTGCGGCGTGACCGAGTTCCTGTCAGTCCTCGTCGTATTCGCAATCATCAGCATCGCCGCAGCAAGGCCGGAAGATATCGCCGCGATGATCGCAAAGGTCGAACACGGATACATCGCCGCGAAGGAGGCCGCGTGATGGAAGAGCTTCACGTCAAGCTTTCCGCCAAGGTCGACGACGACCTGAAAGAAGCAGTCGAAAACCTTGGAAGGGCGATGGAACAACTTATCGCAGCTTGCGAAAAGTCGCCTGTCATGATCTTCACCGAAGACAAAGACCCAGACCCAGACACGGAGGCCGCGAAATGACCCGTGCTGAAATCCTCGCAGCCGCAGCACATGCCGTCACGCAGGACCGCAACGCCACACACGGCGAACCGGAAGACAGCTTCGGGCTTATTGCCGCCTATTGGACAGCGCATCTTGATCAATCCATCAGCCGCGCCGATGTTGCCGTGATGATGAACCTGCTGAAACTGGCGCGCATCAAGACCAGCCCGGAACATGCCGATCACTGGATCGACATTGCCGGATATGCCGCCTGCGGTGGGGAGGTGGCGACGAATGGCAACCCGTGAAGAATACCGCAGCCTCGCCGATATGGGATACACCGCAAGGCAGGCCGCTGACGAATTGGGCGTGGGCATCAACGCGATATACATGGCCGAGACAAAGCACGGCTTGGCTTTCAAGCGCGAAATCATCCGCCGCAAGAAAACCATCCCAGCCTTTACCGTCAAGCCCGAAGCCATCGCGCGATACGTGGCAGCAAGCAAGGCCAAGCAATCCAGACAGCCCCGACCGGGCGGCTAATGGCCCGGCTGTAAGCTATGAGAGCAGGGTGGCGGCAAACGGTTAGTGCGCCCAATCCATAGCACCCAGGGCGCGGTTTACGCCGCTATCTCGCCGCGTGACCGGGAACTTGACAGACGACACGTCCGCGTCCAAGATGGCGCGCAAACATAGCAGGATCATACCATGGCAAACCTGACCATCACCGCAACCTCAGTCGTCGCATCCGGCAACAGCGTCCAGCGCACCAAACTCGCAAACGCCGCCATCACAGCCGGGCAAGTCGTCTACCTCGACAGCGCAACCGATAAGGTCGGCCTTGCCGATAACAACAGCGCAACCGCTGCCATCCGCACGGTCTTCGGCATTGCCCTCAATGGCGGCGCGGATAACCAGCCCATCGTGGTTCACATCGGCGGATCGCTGACCATCGGCGCCACCATGACCGCAGGCGTGGCCTACTACCTCTCTGACACTCCGGGCGGTATCTGTCCCGTTGCCGATCTGGCAAGCGGCGAATATCCCACCGTCCTCGGCATTGCCACCTCCACCACCGTTCTCGCCTTCGACCCGCAGGCGGCAGGCGTTGCCCTCTGATCATGTCGGGATGGCATGGCACAAGAGGCACCAGACACGAGCGCGGATATGGCGCGTCATGGACTGCCCTGCGCCTTGCCATCCTGTCGCGTGACAAGTATCTCTGCCAACCCTGCCTGACCGCCAGCCGACTGACGCCAGCAACGCAAGTCGATCACATCACGCCAAAGGCCAAAGGCGGAGATGACGACCCTGCAAACCTGCAATCCATCTGCGCCGATTGCCACGCCACCAAGACAGCCGCCGAAGCCGCAGAGGCTCAGGGCAGGACGGTCAAGCAAACCATCGGTGCAGACGGGTGGCCCGTCGCGGGCTGACGGGGGGGCGGGTCGAAACTTTCCGGGGAAGGGCGCAGGGACCGTCGTGGGAAACCTCCTTCTACCGCTAACACAGGAATTGCCATGACCAGACGCGGACGGATCGACAGCACGGAATCAGCGGTTGAG